TGGATTGGAAGACGCTTCGGAGCAGTCATTGTTTCTACTTCGTAAGCGTCTAATGCGTTTTTAATTGCTTCGATTAAGTCCTTATTGCAGTCGCAATTGGCTAAACGAACGCGGAATTCATACAACTTATGTGAGTTGTAGAAATAATTCTGAAATGATTGTGTAACAGCCATAGTAATTTTATCCTATACTATATTTATATCGGGTCACTTCTTTTCGCTTTTAGACTGCTCAAGAATCTGTCTTAGCAACTCATTGCGATCAAGCACCATACCCTGACCATCTACTGGTTCTTCTGGGTCAGTTTCACCCTTTTTATTGTCTTTCTTAATCTGATGATCAAGTCTAGCTTTCTGTAACTGCAAACTAATCATTCGCAATTTCTTGTCCATTTTTGCTGTCTTTGCTGTGATGGCGTGTCCAAGCATTGTGCCAGCAGTTTGCATAATAACCACAGCGAATCGTGGGTCAATATTCATACCCAAATCCATCAAGTCTTCTGCTTTTTCTTTTGCTAGTTGAGCAAGTTCATCTAATTCATTGTCTGCGGCATCTAAATCTCTTACGAGTGGAAGTGCGGCATCAATCTTGCTGATTGCTAAATCTACTTCATCAATAATTTCGCTATTTTCTTCAACAAAGTGCTGTGCTTCTTCCACTGTGGGTTCGTCAGCGACAGGTGCAAGATTTAATAGTTGTGCTAATTTTTCGGTCATACCGATATTTATCGGCCTGATTTACCTTGATGGAACAAATCTTGCTCAGTTATGATTCTGAAATGCAGTCCATTTGCTTTGCAATAAGCATTGGCTGCTTGCCATTTGAATTGGTTCAGAATTGCGGCTGCTTGTGCTTTCTTACTACGGCCAGCCGCTTCTAGTGTAGTTTCTTTTGTGGGTTTGATTTCCCAAAGTTCTGCGTGTTGCTTGTTATTTGCGTCAATGTACAGCACAAAGAAGTCTGGTACATAGATTGTTGCTTTATTTGTGAATGGATTCTTGTAGTTGATATGAATGCTTTCACTTGCCCATTTCACAATAGAAGGGTTTGTGTCGAGCATACGCATAGCGACATGCTCCCAAGAACTGCGATAATGAGGGGTGCCCTTACCTACATATTTTTCAGGGTTTACTATTTGATAAAAGCCGTTGGCGTATTTTGACATTATGCTAGGATTGCTCTAGTGATATATTGATTTTGAATTTTTTGGTTGTTTATACCGACTGCGCTCGTACCAACTCTGTTTAGATTTAGAAACATTGCAAGATACAAATTTAATTGATTTTTTGGAACTTGTTGAAATTGTTGAATGATACCCATTGGATCTATACCTTGAGAGACTGCCGTATAGATAACCGAACTAGCCAACTGTGCGGCTGATTGCAAGTTGCCATCAGTCATAGATTGAAAATAAGCAACTACAGCATCATTTTGATCTGCCGATATTGTGCCAGTTGCGTTATAGAAATTATTGAAGTATTGCCCTGCAGGGGTATTGTTGTTTTGTGATACATTCACAATACTGGTGTTGACTGCTGAACTCATGATGTTAATCCTGGAGGGAATGGATTGCTTTTTCTAGTAACATTAGCAATATTTTCACCATTGCTAGTAATCACTGAGGCCGCATCTGTATTACCAGCTTGTGCTAATACTGGAGCAGGAGGCACAGTAACAATATACAAAGTAGTTGTGTTAACTCCAGGAAGTACAGTTGATGGTGAATTAGATCCATTACTGTTATAAACGATATTATATGCCATAGATTACTCCTGAATAGCGTTTTGTTGACTCATCGAAGTAGTCGGAGTGCTTGCTTTAGGTATCGCCAAACGATTCAATACGTTAGTGTCACCGCGCAATATACCATCAGCTATATTCTTTAATTCATACCCAGCTTGTGCCGCTGTGATAGTCTTGGCATTGTTAAGACCGTTGACCCCCATAACAGCGGCTGCGGCCCAATTGTTATCTGATACTGCATTAGAAACACCCTGTACGCTGTTCAATGCGCCACCGGGACCAAGAATACTATTTGTACCACCACCCTGTGGCGTCAATGGGCTAGGTTTCTTATCATACCCTGGCCCCGCAAATCCCCTAGGCTCTGGAGTTTCATCTTTAGTCTTGGGATTCAACTTAATAGAGCCATAATTGTAGAGCACAGTCTCATAAGCAACAGTCATAGTGTTTTCCATGAACTCACTTGATCCTTGTTGATGTTGTCCATGTTGGAATGAAGTGATCATTGGGTTTATAAGAATATATTCACTGAATTGCTTTTGATGCAAACTATAAATTCTTATGGCATTGATGAGTCGTTCTACAGTACCAGCCGATGCATAAGTTGTTGGTTGATAACCCCAAAAATTCTTATTGGAATTATTATACTTGTACATCCCATTATAAATTTCTTGACCGTAATCAGTATCTCTATAGTAATGACTCATATAATCATACCACATACTTCTAACTACATCACTACTATCATCATGAAATGTGATTGTAATGGGATCGTATTTTAGTTTTTGTTGTATAACGGCCGCCCTGTTATACGCATTCATAGTTTTAGTATCAATTGTATATTTGGGAATCTGTACATTCTTGACCAACATCCCTGCTTGAAGTTGCTGTGAAGATGTAGTGCGACTCATCCCAGGGCCATTGTAATCAAATTTAACATGGAATAAGAACCCTTGCTTTGGAGCTAGTTCATAATTATTGGCACTAAAAATCTGATTAGCGTGATGCCAATCGTGAATTTTAGGCATGTGGGTAACACCCTTGACGACACTACTCGCAAAAGATCCTAAACTTTGACCGCCAGTGAAGGCGCTTCCGATATCTGATAAACCTGACATATTATTATTTATTCAATAAAAAAGCCTGCTTTCGCAGGCTTAGTGTGAGATAAATTACTAGAATTAACCAGTAATTGTTGCACCGATGTTTTGAGCGATTGTCGCACCGAAGCCAACACCAGCAGTCATACCACCAGCGGCTGCTTGTTCAGCGTTATCGAAACGGATCGTCAAAGCGATAGTTGCAGGTTCTTGAGATGTATAATTCAATTCACCGTAATCAACTTGATCTAAGAAGCATCCGTAGAGCAACCACGATTCAAGAATGTTAGGGCCATTACCACCATTACCACCGTCTAGAATATCGATTTGAAGTTGGAACTTATAATCGATACCAGTGGCAGCAGATGCTTGTTCTTGGAAGTCAAATTGTTTCTGAATTTGCTCACCAACTAGCATACTTACTGCGCCAGTAGAGTCATCACGCAATGTAATGTTTAGTGGATCCCATTCAGGTTTACCCTGAAAGTAAACCTTACTGTTGTAAATATCAACAACTTGTGAATTGAACTTAACAGTTGGACGCTTCGCATCCATAACCTGTTTTGTCATTTCAACAGTATTAGCTGTGCTAACGCCAAAGCCGACAAAACTTACGCGGAAGCGATATTTGAGTTTGGGCATCAACAGACCCTGAGTCGTGGCTGAAGCGCCAGTCGGTAGGGGTACTGTAAAATTTGTTAGAGATGCGACTGCCATATTTATTATTCTCCTATATCTTTATTTATGCCCAAATTACTGACTGCCCAATGCGGCAATATCACCTGGGTTATACAATCTGATTGGGATGTAAATGAATTCAACTGATTTCATCGGTTCAATAGCAACATCAGCATACAGTTCATTGTTTGCAATGATATCAGATGTGTTATTTGTTTCGTCACAGACTACCAAGTAATCATAGATACCGCGTTTTGCAACCAAGTCATTCAACGCACGATTCAACACTGCGGCAAATTGTTGACGAGTGATTTGATCGTTAGGTTCAAACAAGAATGCATTACCAGCATTAGCAAAGATCGAACGAACATAGTTAACAAGACGAGCAACGTTAACACGGTCCATACTTTCTGTGTTTGGATCACGAGTTTTCTGACCCCAGATTACAATACCAATTCCTGGAAGAATTGTGATTGGGTTGATGTTATTTTGATACAATGCATCACGAAGACCGTTATTAACACCGTTGTGAACGAATTCACCTGAAGTGTAGTCAACATAACCCAAGTCTGTAGCATTACCAACTAGACCACGTCGTGTACCAGCTGGAGCGAACCAAGGATATGCAACATTATCGTTATACAAGTATGTGCGTAGAGCCATATGACTTGCTGGAACCATAATTGTGTTTCCACCTAGATCACTACTCAAACCGCTTGGATAGTAAACAGCCAAGTAAGGATCATCTGTGGCCAACCCTGTACCACCAACATCTGTACTCCAGTTAGTGATATCAGTAATACTTGTACTCAAGTTCATTGGTGTATCACCGATGACGAATGCTGTATTAGTGATGTTGTTGTTCAAGTTCACCATGTCAGGAATCAACTCTGGATAGCCTGGGCAAGTAATCAAGTTATATGCGCTTGCATACTGAGATTCAAGAATCTGAGTATTGCTGTTCAATGCTGATCTCAAAGCCGCAACAACGATTTGGCGCTGTGCATAGTGACCAGAATATGGAACATCAGTTTCAGTATTCAACCCACTTGCTGTTACCCATGAACTAGTTTGCAATGTGCTCCAATATGTAGAGTTTGTGCTCGGAGCTTGAACTGAAGTTGAAGGTCCGTTGACCGTAGTTGCAACATACAATGTTGTTCCGTACAACACAATAGAGCCAACTTTATAGTTAGTCGATGCGCTGTATGTAGATACATTGTCAGATGCTGTGTTGAAATAGTTAGTGACAAATTTCTTCACATTGTAACCACTACGGCGTGTGTTAAACAACATCATACCACGAGGGTATAGCAATGGATTAGGAGCATCTAAGTCTAGATAGCTGCTTGTCAACAATGTTTGTACACTGATTTCTGTACCACTTGCTGGATCATTAGTACCACTATTGTCCCAACGAGCATCAGCAAATACTACACCGTTAACACTGATATGATCTGTGTTGTCAATTGCAACCCATGATGAGCCATTATAACGACTCAATGCTGGCCAGTTTTCTAGATTGCTAGAGTCTAACCATAGATCGCCTGACACCAAAGCTGAACCATCAGTTTGTGTTGTTGGAGCAACACCTGCACTTACAATAACACCGTTTGGATCACACTGAGTTAAGTTATAACCACGAGCATCTGCTGTCAATGTTTGATAGCCAACCCATTTCGAACCTGTGTTGATCATAATATCAACTTGAGTTGGGTCGCTGTAATACCACAATGTACCGTTAGCTGGATCGGCAACCGGAGATGTTGTACTGATACTGTAGTTACTCAAAGTTGAGAAACCAGAGATCAATGTAACACCAGTAGCTTGTGAGCCAAGAATTGTTACATTGGTTGTGCCAGATACGAACCCTGCGTTAGCTGGAGTGTCATATGATGGATTTGTTGGAACCATAAAGATACTACCACCAGCAGTGTGTGTCATTGTGATGCTACCATTAGCATTAACTTGTGCTGTTAAGTTAGGAAGACCTGCACCCAATACCGCAGAAACAAATGCCGCGCCGTTACCACCATTAACAATTATTGTAGCTTGAGCAACAGTTGTTGATCCTGGGACAGTAACTTGCAATGTCATTGTATCAAGACCAGCACTGAAAGTAGGAGTTAGAGTACTACCTGTTGCACTTACTGCACCAGAGACTGATCTAACACGGGCATTCCAACCAGCATAACCCAACACAGCAGTATTGTAAGTGTTTGGATCTTCTTTCATGTAGATAGTACCAGTAGGGATGTTCAAGCCGCCGCCCAATGGGTCTAGACCAAACAATGCTGTTTGTTCATTAGAATATGCATTTACACTCAATGTGCTCCACAATGCAGTTGTGCTGTTGTATTGTTTGAATACAAAGTTAGAACCACCACCTGTAGCGCCTGTTTTCAACCATACAGAACCGTTAGGTGCATTCAAGTCACCAGCGACTGTATCTGTCCATGGAGGAACGGCAGTATAAGAACCAAAACCAACAGTTGATGTACTAGATGGATTTGTACCAGAAGGTTGAGTTGACCCTGTTCCAGTAGTTGCTTGCATCAAAGTAGTTGTATATGTACCAGCAGTCAACCCAACTGCATTCATCAATGCAACGTTACTTGCACTATTCCAGTTTGGATCTGGAGCGATAACAACATTACCGCCAAGACTGTTTGTGCCGTTACTATAGATATTCAAATAACCGTTTACAACGTCTGCCGTAATACCTTGGCTAGTAACTGTTGAAGTAGAGTTAATAGCGTTTGCAACGTTAGACATAGAGTAAGAACCACTAATCGTAACAGTAACACGCTGGTTGTTAATGAAAACGTTACTTGTTGTCAATGTTGGGTTTGTAACTGTACCAGTCACTGTTGGGTGACTTGCATGCCAATTAGGTGTACCAACTAGAACCCATGTATTGTACAATCCGTTAACGTTTGTAGAACTTACGCTGTTACCAGCTTTGTAATAAACACGGTTATCGTTATCATATGCAACTACGGCATATTGACCAATAGTACCGACGCTAGACAATGGGGTATATGCATACCCGCTACCACCAGCAAAAACACCTTGTGTGTTTGCCGTTGTAACTTGTGCCGCAGTAGTGATAATGATAGGAGTTTGTTCAACAAAAGATTGTGAAGATTGACTCCATTCATAGATACCCCATGTTGTATCTGCTGTGTCAAACCAAACTGTACCACTCGATACTGGTTGACTTGGGCGAACGCTAGTTGGTTGCAGTTCATTTAAGTCAATATCAGCACGGATTACATATGCTTGATTGATTAGACCCAATGAACTATACGCAGCCATCAAGCCGTATTCATTTAATTCATTACCATGCAACGGAGTTCCAGCACTACTTTGTTGGAATATTGGATACCCCATGTTGTTACTCAAGTCACCTTGACTTGTGAAAATCTGCAATTGCCCTGCATTCACTTCCGCTGTACCGGCAGCGACAGCTCCGTTGATTGTTTTGTTCTCAGCAGTCGCAAGCAAGATCAATGGAGTAGATCCAATTGAGTTACTTACATACTGACTTTCATCCGTTACGGTTACACTTAAACCTGGTGATACTAATGCCATAGTAAACCTTCCTTTTCATTATAAAGATATTTATTAAATGTGCTGTTTTTTGGTGTTCTACGATGCTCTTTGCGAAGAACAAGCACTAAATACAGTATGGAAAGAAAAGTTTGTCCAGTCTGTAATGTCAGACCAGTAGCACACAACTATACCGACAAGAATGGGGTGTTACATTATCGCCGCACCTGTGATGTTTGTAAGCGGTCTGGTAAGAAAGCCAAGATAGTACCTGCTTGGATGAAGACTGGGTATAAGAAAAAGCCGACTTGTGAAAAGTGCGGCTTTAAGTTTAAATTTGATGAACAAAGCGCTGTGTTCTATGTAGATGGTAATCTAAGAAACAACAATCACTTTAATCTGAAAACAGTCTGTTTGAACTGTTGTCAGGAAGTGTATAGGTCTAAACTGCCTTGGCGGAAGAGTCCTCTGACACCAGATTTTTGATCTGACCGTACAAGGAATCAATTGTGCCATTATTATCTATAATAGCGTCAAATTTAGTTCCAGCCCAGCTATATTCACTAGCGTGGACCCCGCGTCTTTCAAGCCAGTTTTTTGCTTTATGATCACCTGCATTTGCTTGTTCAGCAATGATATACCAATGAGGGATAATCCCCCGTTGAACCCAGACAATCTTGGCACCTTGCTCTTTTAGACCCCGAATCTCGTTGGGGAATCTACAGTCAGTGATCACAATGCTATCTGTGCTGGTTCGTAGTTTGTTCTCTAGACTAGCAATCCACATATCATCGTGGAATCCTTCTCTGATAACTTCTGTACCCCAGTATTGTAGAACATGGCGAGGAGTAATGTCTTTTCCCAATCTGTTGCTCCACCACTCGTCTTTGACTTCACGCCAGTCACGACTTTGTTTTGTTCTACCCTCAAGCATTTCACGATCCCAGCCAAAGATAACTGATACGGCGTCTTTGAGACTTGATGCGAAACTTTCTCTGCGGAACTCGTGAAAGTTGACCAAATAATCTGCCGCTGTATCTTTACCCGAACCAATGAATCCGCAAATCCCAATAATCATAAAAAATGCCCTCGTATAGAGAGCATTTTAACATTACTGAATGATCAAAATCAAGACTAGATTAACCAGTAATCCAAGTAAGTGGGGTAGAACCATCAACATAGGTTTTCAAGTCTTCTTCTAGTTTAGCCATTTCTTCTTTGGCTTCAGACTTCAATGCGTCCCCGTTAAGGCTTGTACCGCCCTGTGGCCCAGCAATCTGACTGAATTTACCACGAGCTTCTCCAAGAATCATCTTACAGAAAGCATAAGCATATTCTTGTACCCAAGGCATAGCCTGTGTATCGCTTAGAATCATACTATCTGGTTTCACATTATCGATCCACAATAGCACACTTTCAAATGGGTTCTGACCGTTATCATAACCAGTTGCTCCACCGTAACCATATGGCATTTTACGCACAATAGTTAGTTTGTGAGTTGTACGATTGTAAGTGTAGTTCATAAAACCACCGAACATCTTCATGGCAAGTTTCTGATAGTCAACAAACAATTCATAGTTAGTTAGACCACCAACACGACCCGCTGTAAGCATATATGTGTTCAAGTATCCAGATGCAAATGGTTCAAACTGACTGGCGGTAGTACCTGTCACACTTCCGATACCACGACGGAATACAGCACGAACGTTTTGAATTTCTTTGGGCAGAATGTATTCTTGCGTCTCTGGAAGCAAGTCTAGAAACGCATAGCTTTCTTCAACGCTGTTAGATGCTCTTTGACGATATTTGATCAAGGCCTGAGTAATTGCCATGTTGTAATGTTCGCTTTCCAACTCAACATCAACAATTCCGTCTGCCAAACGCATACGGATATAATCAGTGATACTTGCTCTTACTTGATCGCTAGTCGATAACGCTGTGGGGTCAAATGCTATCGGACCCGCACCAGTACCAGTGTTTGGATTATAAA